CATAGTCTACGCCATCCTCTTGGATAACATCGCAAGCACTTGATCTGCGTCGATGTTTTTCTGTTGTTTCGGTGTGCCTGTAGCTTTCTTACGTACTGTGGACATGAAATCGTCCAGTGCTGCGGCACCTGCATCAGAATTACCGTTACCTAGTATAGCGACTAAATCGGCAGGCAACACGTACTCACCGTGACTCAAACGCGCCTCTTGCACGCCATCAATATCGCCGGGAACTAGGTCTGCTTGCCCGTCCGAATCACCTTGTAGATAGCCGCCATCTTCTAGCACGCGACCACCATCGGCAAACCCACTTGCTTGTGCTTTAGCTTTAGCTTGAGCTTCTTCAACAGACATAGGCTGCTGGCCTTCAGGCTTCTTGGCATACATGGTGTCAGAGAAATAGCGTCTACCACCACTGCCGGGACGACGGTCTGTATCGTCTCTACCTGTAACTTGTTCTCGTATTGCAGTGTACTCGGGTATTTTACCTTGGTAGCCAACAGGTGCTATGTCAGGGTCAAACGCACCACGGTCTTTTAAGAAACTGGTTAAGGCCAATGGGCCTAGCAGCCCAAGTAACCCGCTAGCACCGCCAGACCCTTTTCTTTCTGGGAAGAATTGGCTTAGAACACCACCTACCCTGTCCATAAATGTAGGGTCGTAGTCGTTTTCTTTTGTACCCGCAAGAAAGTCAAGTATGTCTTGAGTATCCCTATCACCCCGATCAAACTGAAAAAGATCCAACAGCATATCGTCAGACCCATAATAATTTGGTTTTGGATTTTGCACAGAAGTTACTTCTGACCCATCGCCCAGACTAAAATAGTTTCCCAAAGACGTAGAATCATTAGCAGATGTACCGCTCATGTATTCCCTAGCAATATCACCATAGTAGTCCGCCATCACTTGCCTCCAACTATACGTAGCAGCTCGTCAAGATTACCATAAGAACTTCTGACTGCACCACCATTTGCCATGCCCCCAGCAGCTAAACTAGCTAAGTAAGCCTCTACTGGGTCTACTTTTCTTTCTTGCTCTCCGCCAAGGTCAAACAACTCAGCACCTCGTTCTTCTATAATGCCGGGGGTACGTATGATGGAAGGGGTACGTGTAGGTGTAGAGCTACGACTAGGGCTAGGTGAAGGTGTGGGCCTTGGTAGGTCTACATCTGGTAGGTCTACATCTGGTGCAGCTTCTACTATGCCCTCTACTAACTCTTTTACTGGTTCTATAATTACGTCGTCTACAGTAGAGCCTATTGCCCGTACTGCGTCTTCTACTACAGGTGCAGCGTCGATTAGGGGGTCGACTATCGGCTTAACAACGTCCTCTATTGCTGAACCTGTAGCCCTTACTGCATCTTCTATAAGTGGTGCTTTATCTACTACTGCACCTGCTACGTCTTCGATTACGTCAACCACAGGCTCTGCTACGTCACCTAGTACCTCAACCGTACCTTCTACGAAACCCTTAACAGGTTGTAGGATTGCGTCGTCGAACATGCTACCCGAGGCTTTAATAACATCGCCTATCATTTTGATGAACTTGGGTGTTTTTACGTTGTTAGGCGCTAATGCACCACCTTCCATGATGTACTCGCCAAAACCTCTAGCTATAGCATCGCCAAAATCGGTGCCTTTTGTTAACTCGATCTGAGTTTTAACAAGCCCTGCAACAGCATCATCTTGGTTTATGTTGTATCCCTCTAAAAACTTCTCATTCAGCCCAACTTTGTCCATCGCCGCTGTAGTAAATTTAGGGCCGAACGCAGAGACCGCAGCGCCAGCTATATCTCCGTCTACAGCAGCGTCTATGAACTTAGCTCCTTGCACTACCTTACCAAACGTATCGGCAGTTTTTTGTGTAGTTTCGGCAGCGGTGGTAAGCAGCTTCAGCTTCTCCTGCATTTTTGCCGCGTCAGCCGCGCTAGTAACTCCCCCAGAAAACGGACTCAGTGCTTGTGCGGCCCCACTAGCTGTATCTGCTGCTGCCTGTGCCGCCGCATTAAGACCTTTTGCGTATCCGCCTGCACCAGCAAGTGCAAAGGATTTTAGAATGTCGTTAGTGTCCCCGCCTGTAGCTGCGGTAATACCAGCTGATGTTGTGCCGTAGGCTAATGCAGAGCCAGCAGCAGACGTACCACCACCAAATGCAGCCGTACCAGCCAGTGCTCCACCGCCAACAAGCGATAAACCTACAATAGCGGCTACCTTGAGTGCGTCTTTAACAGAGCTGTCTTTGACTTCCTTGGTGCGTATTTCACCGAAAGTCATGGGGTCATAGAGGTAGGTAGACCCGTCTTTTGTTTGCCGTACCGGCTGCACACCATATTTGGCGTACATAGACTGGATCATGGGGTCGCGTTTGTATGCTTCTAACAATGCGTCTTGGTAGTCTAAACCTTCAGTGGCTTGTAGGTAGGGTATAGTTTCGGCAAGTACGGGCTTGATAAGTGACTGAAACTCGGAGATCTGTTCTTGTGAAGCGTTTGTATGCTCTTCGTAGTTACCACCAAAGTTCTTAATATCTGAAGCAGAACCACTAGGCACAACGTCAAACCCATAGTAGTTACTTAGTGCCGCCGCAGTATCTGTACCGCCGGTATTAGCTATAGAGCCATAGGCAGATCGAATTACATCCTTGTCTGTACCAACGCCGCTCTTTAAGCCTTTCAAATACTCGGGGGCACCTACCTCAGATATATATTCGTCAGGGGTAAATGCAAACACATCGCCACGTTTGCCCGACAAATACTGACTTCCTCTGGCTTTACCATCCGTTGTATCTCTAGCTGTTATTGCTTTTTTATCTGTTTCTAGCGGCTCTAATACACTACCCCTGAACATCATGTCGTAGAAATCATCTACTTCGTCTACATCGTCTATAACGTCGTACACATTCTTGTCAGCGGCACCTAGTAGCGTGTCTTTGTACGACTGAATGGCACTCTTGGGTGTTGTTGGCCCCCTTAGCTGTTCAGCCAACCCCGGCGCATATGTTGATATCCCACGTAGCTGTTCTGGAGTCATGTTCTTAGTCATGGCTCGCATGTTTTTTAAAGCGTCAGCAGCTATCGCTGGGTCTGCCATCGGCTTAGGTGTTGAGGTTACAGGCTTAGGTGTGCTTGATTTGAGTTCAGGTGGCGCAGAAGAACCTAGCACTGGCGTAGGTTTTGGTGTTGTGGGTGTGGGTGGTGGTGCCGCAGCGGGTCGTTTAGTTCCCGGAGCACGCTTATCACCACGTTTTGCAGCAGTGCCCACAGGAGGCGGTGCAATAGGCGCAGTAGGTGTATACGCAGATTTAAGATTTGGGCCTACGGAAGTATAAGCATTGCCCATAGGCATAACAGGTACGGGTTTGCGAGTTGCCGCTGCTTTAGCCTTTCTAGCCTCTTCCGCTTGAGCTGCTTTACGCGCTGCTGCATCTGCCGCTGCTTTTTCCGCTGCCTTACGTTGAGCTGCTTTACGCGCTGCTGCATCTGCCGCTGCTTTTTCCGCTGCCTTACGTTGAGCTTCCTGCCTAGCTAAAGCATCTCTTCTAGCAGCCGCTGCCTCTTCTTGAAATCGACTAGATGTTCTAGGTGCTACGACAGGTGCAGGCCTAGGTGAAGGAGGTGTAAACGCAGGGGCAGGTCTAGGCGCTACAGGAGCAGGTGTAGGCGCTACAGGAGCAGGTCTAGGTGCTACGACAGGTGTAGGGGGTGTAAACGCAGGGGGGCTAGGAGGGCCATAACCCTGTATACCAGAGGCCTTCATGCGTGCTTGTATTTCTTCTTGGGAAGGTAGGTTGAAGTTGTTAAACGCCCCTAACCCCATACCACCAAAACCACCAAAACTGCCTATCATTGCTGCACCTAATTCGCTATCAAGACGCCTTGGAACGACGCGCCAATTTGGTTGTTGGTATTGCTAGTTACAGCGCGGCACTCTATATCCGTCTTTTCTGGTATAGCCAGAGGAAACTCAAAATCTATGATTAGCTCATTGCTCTGCAATACATTGATGAACTTAGTTCTAAATACATTCGACCCAAAGTCTCTAGTATTGAGTTTGACGGTAGCGTAGTTATTAGCCTGCGATATAGCAGCGGTAAATATAAGGTCATCTAGGTATAACGTATGAGAGGCGGGCACGGTATAGACCGCCATCTGCGTCTGGTTACCATCGGTTATGCTCGCATAAATAGTACCTGTAGGTACCCCAGAAGACACTCCAGTAGCTGCGATATAGACAGTACCCGCAGCAGTGCCCCCTGACCCCGCAGTAGCAACAAAAGCGCGATTAATGCGTATCCAGCCAGAAGCGTCACCAATCTGCACTTGGGTCTGCCCGTTCATGCTTACAGTAACACTCTGAACAGCGTAATTTTCGTCTAAGCCTTCTACAGTAACAGTCTGTGCACCTGTACCTGCGCTAGTGTCTGCGGTGCTGGAACTGCTTATAAACGCCGTAAACGCTGCGGCAGGCCATACTACGTCACCCCCCTGTGACCATACTGTTTCCTCAGTACCATTTATGTCTGGATTGTATCCAAACTTATACACAGAAGAGGCACCGGCAACTTGGCCTTTAGATACTTGTAGTTGATACGGTTCTTGGGCTGCCATAGCGTCTCTCAGTGCTTGGTCTAACTGGTTAAAGTATATACGCAGTACGTTGTTAAACTGCTCGAACGCCTGTTGGTCATACCCCTGTGGAGGTGTCGGTAGTCTGGGGGCTACAAAATCTATGTCGGCAGCCATTACCGCCTACCATCAGGGCGTATATCTATACGTGGCGTACCCAACTGCCAAGCTACACCTACATCACCAGACTGTACTTTTATGGATAACTGCCTACCGCGTACGCGAGTGTTAATCTGTGACGTATACGCCTCAATAGGTACGATAGCAGAACGAGTCACTGCTGCACTGTTAGTTCCGCCCTCTGACAACGGGCTATTGTACCCAGAACCAGATGACTGTAGAGGCAACAACTCCATAGTAACATTAGGACTTTCGGCAGTAGACCCATCAAAAGTCACATCAGGCAGCACTCTTTGTATAAACGAGAACCTATCGCCGTCGTCTATATCAAACTCAGCAGACGTTATGTAGGCGTCTATGGCTTCATCAGCACCGGCTTCATTGCTGTCTACACCCTGCTCGTGATTAACCAGCCTGTTTGTATAAGTTGCAGCCATAGGGTACTCGCGTAACCCCGAATCAATCCATGCACTGCGGGCCATAGTGCCGAAGTACCAGATGTCCTGTTCGTGGTTGTAGACCACATACTTGTCTACAGTCGTGGAGTTAGCAGAGCAATAGAACCACCAAATCTCGCCAAAACCTTCGTTTGTCGCAGCAAAAGCCTGCTGGGCTTGTTCAAAGTTGAAGTCGTTAAAAACGTGCCGTTTTAGGTCGCAGCGTAGTGTGCTAACGCCACCGTCGTAGCGGTAGAAGGAATCTCTACCCATCCAATAAGAAACACCATCGGAATACGCTACAGCGCGTGAAGATGCTATTGACAGGTTAGAGCCAAGTAACTGCGTACCCCAAACTATGGTACCCCCTACATACTGCATCGCGTACAGGGCAGAGTCAGTCCAAACCAGTATTTCTTGGCGCGACTGGATTGCAGTTACGATCCTAGAGCCATTAGATAACCGTATATCACCTGCTTGGTTAGTTGCCGCAGGTGTCCAGTCAACCGCATTTTCTTGGTCTGACCATCGGATAAGCATGGGGTCTAGGGTAGTAGTGCCTAACGTGTTAGTACCAAAGCAAAACACAAATCGACTTATGTCAGACACAAGTATGAAGTTCTGTACGACAGGGACGTTAGAAGCCCCAGTTTTAGTAGAAAGTTCTACCGCAGGTGTGGTCAGCGCATTGGGGTCGGAAACATCCCAGTAATATACTCTACCCCCACGAGGGCCAAAGATAAGGTCTTGCCCAAAATTAGATTGGCTCCAAACCCGTAAGGACTCTTCTGGAGGCTGCCCGTTACTCCATGTACCCAACCCCCAACCACCTGCACCCCAGCCTGCTAGGGGTACTTCGACTTCTGGGCCGATGTTTATTTGGTATTTTGCCGTTACGGAGCCGCCACCAGTAGCATTCGCTGTGGCTGCACTATCCGCTTCTATGGTATAGGTGTTCCCAGACCCGTATGTAATCTGAAACTCACCATTTAATGTAAGCCCGCCTACAGCAGATGCCCCACTAAAAGTTACGAAATCTCCATTTATATAGCCGCCAGCAGCATCAGTCACAGTGACAGTGGTAGAGCCGTCTACAGTCTCAAATGGGTTGGTGAGAGACACTCCTGCCGGAGTACGTTCTGGAGTTACATCGTAGTAAACCCCACCCAGTTCTATATAGAACTTCAGGTTTGTACCTACACCCAAGAACTTCTCGTTTGCTAGCGTCACCCACCCGAACAGGGAACGGGCTACACCAAGGTACGTAGTGAGAGATATAATCTGCCAACCACCAATTTTTTCCGGTAGCCCACCACGAAATCTAATTTTATCGCAGTCGAACCAGCCCTCTTCAGCCGCATAACGAGTAGTCTCACGGTTGACTCCGGGGCGGAATAGCAGCTTACGCAGCGGCATTATCTATATTCGCCTGTACGAATCATCTCAGTCACCTCTACAGCACGGTTGCCGACTTGTTTAGCCCAACGGCTATCCATAAACTCATCAGCGGCGATGTCAAACTGCTCCCGAGACATAGCTTCCAGAGCTTTAACAAATCCGCGCAGCCGCGTGATGCCTAGATTGAAGCACATATCGACCATTGCGTCACGTCTAGCTTGGTTTAGGCCGCCGTACCAGTAGTACGCATCTTGCAGTTCCTCGTGGCAACGCTTCAAGTCATTACTTAATAGGTAGTCAATCTCATCGGGAGACAGCCCCAAGCCAGACTCTGAGATGTTTCGGCCTACGCCTATGGTCTCAAAACCCGCAGTACACAGATACACCTTAGACTTAACGCCTTCATGGCGCTTTACCATCTCAACTAGATCACCCATTCTTGTCCCCATCAGACTGTGATGCGCCGAAGTAGAAGCTGATGATACTACTGACAATGCCTCCCAAGTAGCCCAAGACCAGATTGATAACGGCGTCTGAATTTTGGTTGGGTTCCTGTATCGTTACCATGAATATATAGCTTCCGAAAAACAGTACACACATTACGGCGATTAGCCGTGCAGTCCAGTCACCACTAAACCTCTTACGCGCATCCTGTGTATCGGCAGTCTGAAGGGCGAACACATCAACATCTAGTTCCTTCATACGAACTTCAAAGTCTAGCTCTGCTTGTTTGATTTCCGCCAGTTGTTCGGGCGTAGCGTTCTGCACCGCTTTTTCTAATGCCTTTGGTTCAGGGTCACAACCAAGCACAGACGCGATTACGGAAGCCGCTGTACCCCCTAGAGGGCCACCTAGAGCTTGTCCCAGTGTGGGGGCTAGCCCACCAACAATGTTTTTTATAGCTGCAAATTTCATATTAGTCCCACGTCTTTGTGTTGGCTGGTACCCGTTTCGGTATGCAATAAGCCGTTATGTTTTCTTGCATTTGGTAGCGGTTGTTTATCTTGGTTTTACCTGTACTGACGTAATACGCAAACGTGTTACACCGTGTGATGTCCCGAAAGTAAAACTCGTCAGCTATTGGCTCACCGTTTACCACCACAACCAGCAAGAAGGCCATCATTTTCTTGTCAGCCAACCTAGCAAAAGTGCCAGCGTCATAGGCAGGAGAAACAGAAGCACACCAGCAATAGCGGCGTATTCTTTAACTTCTTTCCAAAACTTCTTCTTTCTAGCCGCCGCTCTAGCCAACTCAAGCTGCTTTTGCTTGCGGGCTTCTGCCATTGCCTGCATAGCTTCTTGGTATAATTGACCGTTACCACTTACGGTAAACAGATCCTTAATTTCGCGCATGGTTTCTTGGATCTGCTTTTTTGCCAAGGCAGCCTTAACAGCATCAGCCTCTGACAGCTTACCCTCGTTCTGAGCGCGTTGTAGCTCTACCTCGGCACCGCCTAGCGCAGACAGAAACCCAGAGATGGACTGAATGTCATTAGTGGTCTCAGCGACCTGCTTAATCGCACTGGTAGCCGCATTTACGCCAGCTACAATCGCAGCGATCTCGCCAATCACTGTCAGCCGCCCATAAACTGCGGCAAAGCCACCGCGACAATTACCGTCACATAAACGCCCCAGATCATTAGCTCAAGCCGATCAAACCGCTTGCTGCCGTCTTGCAGGCGCTGCTCAATACCTTGGTACCGGACAGCGCACTCTTTCTCGTGCGCTTCAATTTTAGCTATGGCCTTCTCTGTAGGCGTCACTGAACAGAAGCCTCTGCTTCACCATCTTCAACAGCCTTCACTGATTCGACAATAGCGTTGCTGTAAGCGTTTAACAGAACTTCGCGTTCTTGGATCTGCATTTGCATCTGTGAGATTTCACGGCGTAGTTCGGCAACACGAGAAACGTGCATTTGTGTCTCGACGGTCAGGTCTGACACGTTATGCTCTTCGTTGTCGATGGTTATCGTTTGCTGTTCGCTCATTACCAAGGTACTCCTTCACCTGTTGTTGGGGTTATCTGCGCGTCGATGTTGGCTTGTAGCGATGCTTCGGTTGCATCTTTGTCTACGCCGTCATCCCAGCACCACCCTAACACTTGTGCCTCGGTCAAGTCGGCATAGGGAGTGTAATCTGGGCTAGACGCATCGTAGGTAAACCCTTGAGTGCCGTAGCTTGTTGCAGTGTAGGTTACAGCGTCATCGCCAGTACCTTCCGTTTGCTCTGCGTTTACGCGCCAGTGAGCAGTAAAAACACCTCCATCACTTAGTTCGTAATCAGTGGTCGAGATCGTCCAAGTGAATGTAGCCATTATGGTGTCTCCGCCTGTGCAGCTTCATAGGCTGCTATAGCCTCTGAGGTATGGAAGGTATTGCACATGGCTTGAACCTCTGCGCTTTCACCTGACCAATCGTCTGCTGGTGATACAACATGGCGATGAAAGGATCTGCTGATCTCTTCACCGTCTCTGCTGATGATAGTAGCTGTACGGACTTGGATAGCTTTCCAGCCTCCGCAATCTACTACTTCAATCTTGTCTTCTACTGTTGCTTCTGAAAGTGCCATATTTTATCTCCTTGTATGGACTGTCCGTCTCAAGAGTCCACTTGAGGTAATTAAGAATCTGTATAGTAAGTTAATGAGCCGTCAATTACGTTGCGTATATTAGACCCATCAAAATCGCTACCCTGCAAGCTATTAGCATTAGCGTTTGTATCGTTTTTTAATAAACTAATTTCAGATGAAGAAGGCTCAACCTGTCCTCTAAGAGAACCTATATTTGTACTAAATGCAGAAACCTGACCTATTGCAACACCAGCATTTACATGGTTAGCAGTAAAAGGCAATCCACTAATGGTGACATCACCTGTTGGTGATGATATAGAAGCTGTATAAATTCTAAAATTTACATGAACCAATCTTCCAACTTTAACATAACGGCCGTTTTGAACACCGTATGCAACGCTTCCGCTTGTAGAAAACGCATAAGCAGGCGTCCACGTCCCTTCTTCATAGTCATCTAGAAAGTTGGCTGAACCTGTGCCGCCTATGTATGCACCGCCTGATAGGTAGAGGTCTTTGAAGCGGGAACTAGAAGAACCTAAGTCAACATGATTATCTGCTGTAGAGCCTGCTTGATTAACGGGTATTAGTCCATTAGTTGAACCAGTTAAACCTGCACCGTTAGTTCTAGGGTCAAGAATAATAGTACTTACAACACCAGCACGGGATTGAATACTACCTACGGCTGTGCCGTCCTTGCGAAACGTAACAATAGTCCCATCGTCTGTATTGCGCCCAAATACAACTGCGCCGCCGCTAGATTTAACAGCAGCAAAAGTTCCATCTGCTCTAGCCTCTACGCCTACAGTATTGGTTGATGCGCTAGTCTTCCCCACCAAAACATTTTCAGAACTATCAATAGTAATAGCAGTATCATTGGAGTTATCAACGATCCCCGGAGTACTTGATAGTTCTATTGGAACTTGTGTTAAAGCCATTAGTTGTTCTCCCTAGGGTGTATATGCGTCTGCTGCGGTTATAGCAGCGTTAATTGCAGTCATGTCTTCACTGCCCCAATCTTCCAAAGCCGTACCAGCCGATAGGTATCCAGCACTACGCAGTACACGCTCTTGCTTTTCTTCATTGGTCAGATCGTTGCCATACTCGTTGTCGGCATCAAGCACACTGGTGATGACGTTAGCGCCACCCAGCATTGCTTGGTACATCTGTGCTTTTTCTTCGTCGGTTCTTGCTTCTTCAGACATAATATCCTCCTATGACTCTAGTGCTTCAATACGAGCAGTGAGTGCAGCGTTCTCTGCGGA